AATCTCGGAACACCTTGATTGACAAGTCGTAAGCAGACGACTTCTTCTCCAACACCAAATCAGGTGACCGCCATTGCTTACGCAACGACGGCCAACCAGCATCAACCCAACGAGTCGCGTAACGCGTCGCAAAACCAGACGATGAACCATCCAAGTTGTCGACCGCAACTTCCAACTCGTCCAAACGAACAACAGCAGGGGTCGAACGGCACGCAGCAAACGCCCTGTTATCTGACGCCCCATAGTTCCCGCCCTGAGCGAACGGGCCTACACCCTCATCCCCTGCACCGATGTACGCAGTCCACGCACCGTTCTTGCCCAACGACGGATCAAACACGAACGACGTCTTCGCTGACGCAGGCGGGCTACCGCTGTCATCATTCAAATACGGGACAGATACCCACAACCTGTCCTTCACCCAACCCATCCACAACTCGGTAGACGACGAGTTGTTGAAATACGCGTCCTCAAACACAGGTCGCAACTGGGGAGAAATCTCGACAGGGAACTGCGTGTCAGTAATCGCAAACACCCCACGCGGCCACGAAAAGAAAAACACCGTCTGCTCGGAACGGGCAATCGCTTGCCTATGAACAGCACCCACCTCGCGGGTCACATTCACCAACTGCCACGACTCGCTGCTGTAACCAAACAACGCCCACACACTTGACGGCTTGAAAATCAGAAGATGGTCGCGCATCGGGAGCAGCCCTGTAATCGGGCCACCGCCCTCCTTAATGTCGATGTAGTCATCAGCGTTCCACGCACCAGCCAACGACGGATGCGACCACCGCACCCTGTGCGGGTGGGCGTTCGAATCCTCATAGGTGTACGCGGCAAACATGTACCCCGAATGTGCAGCGACAAACTCGCATTGAGGGAACACATTCGACGACGGAGCCGAATACGCGGTGAACGTCGAAGCCCCAGCAGCCGTCATCAACGACGGCGTGCTGGTATCCCACTCCAACACCTGCCGCTGATTTCCACACGCGACGTACAACGTGTCACCCCACGACGCAAAATCTGCAAGATGTGGTGACGCGTCAACAACCACATCAACACCGCCGACCTGCACCGTTGAAAACGACCCGTTGGTCGACTCCAGCACGACACCGTTGTTAGCGACAAACACATGGTCGGTGCCATTCGCCAACGTGTGGACAAACATCGAACGTGGATCCCACGGCGACGCGACCGCAACAGAATTCCAACGCTCCCAACCCTTGCGCGAAAAGAAACCGCCGCGAGGATCGATGTCGACATTCAACATGTCAGGCGACTCGTTCTCGCTCAACTCGAACGCGTCAGCGCGAAGGTTCAACCCTCCCGTGAAATTCACAAGGTTTAACGCTTCGACACGAGCCATCAGATATCCCAGACGTACCTGACACTCTGAGTCCTGACACGCGTACCACCGTTGTAGACCAAAGGTTCGTGGTGTTGTGGACGCATGATGTCCTCGTGGGCCTGCTCGGCTGTTGCGGCCCACCGACGCATGTAAGTGTTCTCCAACTCAGGATCTTCCAACTGGGCGTACGCCAACGAACACGCATAATGAAACAACGGGATGTGCAACCGCTCATCCGCGTCAACCTCTGTCGCCGCACCAGCAGAAACCCAATCTGTCGGCTTACGCCAACCGCGAATCGTGTAATCACGATCCGTGGTTGGTGTTGGATACAACGTGATGTTCGAACCCCACCACGAAAAGTATTGAGGCAATCCGTTGCTCGAGTTGCCGTAAAACTTGTCTTCCGCCAACTCCGAACCAATCTGGATAAGGCGAATGTTTTCTTCCGTGTCGCGGATAGACGCAATCCCCGCCAACGTCGACGGCACGGACACAGACGAGCCGCTCGACGTCACCGACCACGACGACTCAAAAAACGGCCAACGCCGCTCCAACTGGATCGTGCGGTTGTAACCCTCGCGGATGTACATGTCCAACGTCGCGTTGGACAAATCATCCTCATCCAAATCCATTTGGGTGCGGACAGCGTCACGAATTTCACTCAGGTTCATTCGATTCGCCTTCCATCTGCTTACGACGCGCCTTTGCGTCCTCCAACATTCCCTTAGAGCGCAGATGGCCGACACAAAAACGTGTCCCCAACGCCTTCGGCCCCTTGCACGAATGATTCTGCGCTTCGCACAACTTCGGGTCGCGTTGCTGCACAGGCGCACCAGACCACAACGCCCGCTCAACCTCACCATGAGCGTTAGCCATAATGTGGCCTGTCGGCGCAGACCCGTACAGGGCGTTAACTACTGCAACTTCTTGATTGTCCATCATCTAGATAGACGAACCGTCCCCCACACAACAGAAAAGGGGTGGGCCGATGAACGGTTCGGCCCACCCCAGATCTGTAGATCAGGAATCGTCAGGAAGTGGCGATGTTGCTGATCTTGAAGTGACGCTTGCGGTTACGCACGGTCATGTTGCCGTAAGCGGTGATCACGCTGTAACGCGCATCCACCGTCGCAGCAGCACCGCTGGAAGCGTGAGCCGAAGCGGTGTTGCCCGACAGGCCATCGGTGAAAGCCGACTGCTTGAACCAGCGGGCCGTGTGACCAGCAAAACCGATGTACTTCGAGTTCACACCGTAAATGGTGCCTGCGGGGCAGTCGAAGTCCCAGTACATCGGGACGCCCTGAACCATCAGGTTCTGGAAGCCCGCGTTCGCGCTCTTCACATCGCTGTACCGCACCTGCGGGGTCAACTGTGACTCGTACAGTTCGAACACATCCTGCGCCGTGAACACGGCGTCGATGCGGTCGGTGCCCGAATCGGACGCGCTGTTCGAAGCCTCGGCAACGAACGCACGAACGTCAACGTCAGCAAACGCCGTGGCGGTCTTGTCGCGAACGACCGAACGCCAGTACTCGTTGCCAACAGTGGTGCAGTCAATGCCGCCAACGGTGGTCACGGTCGAGTTGTGGTCACCGATCAGGATGCCCAGACCGCTCCAGTCCGTAGCAGCAGCAAGAGAAGTAGCGAACAGCATGGTGCTGATCTTGTTCTTCAGGGTCTGCTCGGCCTGCATGGTCTTGGCTTCGAGAAGGCTGACCACCTGCTCTTCGCCGCTGTTCTTCGCCTCTTCCAGACCGCTGATAGCGATCGTGGCGTACAGCGACTTCCAGTCAAACTCGGCAGCGGTAATGCCATCTTGCGGGGTGATCGACAACTGCTCCCACTCACCGTAGGAACCCGCCTGACCCTCTGCATAAATCAAAGGCTCGACGATCTTGTTGCCGCCCGACAGCATGCGCAGACGGTTCTTCTCCATGAGGTGGAAAAGCACGGGACGCGAGTTGAACACGTTGTCGGTGAGCGTCTCGCGATAGTTGTCCAGCGTGGTGGACAACAGGGTGTCAAAGTTTGGATTGGACATGAGTTTCTACTCCTTGGCAGATCAGGAAGCGTTTTGCGCTTTCGCTAACGCCCACGCTTCTTGAATGGATTTGGGTCGAGTCGCAGGAGCAGGAGCAACAACGTCCCCGCCAGAACCAGCACCGCTCGAAACAGAAGCGGCGGCATCAGCCGACGCTCTCTTACGGGCCTGATCCTGAGCCGCTTTCCGTGCCTGCTGGTCAGAAGTTGCTGACTGGCGGGCCACCAAGCGGTCGAATGCCATTTCCTTGTACACGCTCTCCAGATAACGCGGATCGTTTAATCCTCTGTTGAGTGCCTCACGGATGACAGACGAAGGCTCGAAGTCTTCTCCGTACCTCTGCTGAAGTTGCCCCACAACCTGATCGAGTTGCTGCGCTGCCTGCTGCTGCTGGAAATACGTCGTCACGCCTTGCAACTGCTGTTCCAACTGCGCGATACGTTTCTCCGAAGGATCCGTGAACCAATCATCGGTGTCCTCATAGGACGTATTGGCTGCTACCTCGGCTTGACCAATCCCATAATGATTCTGCAGGAACCTCATCGTCTCCTGCGGATTGACCTGCATCGCTTGATCAACAGTTTCCCAAAACTGCACCTGCTGTGCCTTCTGGGAAAGTTCTTGAGTCTTACGCGTGTAATCCGCTTGACGTTGATATCCCTGCAACGCCTCCGCTACAGGCACCTCCAGTTCCTCACCATCTACCTTGACGCGTGCGTAATGGTTTCCGTACTCGTCCAGATCCAGATAGTTCGGCTCAGGGGCTATGTCTCCCTCGTCGACTTGTCCATCAAACGCGATGGGGTCTGCTTCGGGTGTGACGGCTTCCTCGGTGAAACCGCCTTCATCAAATGTGTCCAAGAGTCCTCCTCGGGTTGCTCTCAGTACCTATAGACAAAGTGTCCCGTCAGCGAATCTCAGATGACGGGACAAACCCAGAAGCACCCTGCACCGCAGCCATCAACTCAGGAGGAATCCCATCAACAGGTGACTGTTCGGGCATCGGAGGAGCCGCCTGTTCGCCGCCCTGAGGCATCGGTGCGCCCTGCTGTCCCTGCTGCTGTGGCTGCATCTGCTGTGGCTGTCCCATGAACATTGTTGGATCCTTAATCCCGAATCCGAACTGCAGCACATGGCGAGCCAACGCCATCGGGTCAACGATCCCCTGACCGACAAACGGGGCCATAGCGTCCACCAATTGGAGTGCGGATTGGCGACGGAACGACTCGTTCATCGGCTGGGTGGAGCCGGCCTCGACCTCGTAGTCGAACTCACCAGCGATGTAATCGCTGTCGAAATTGATCCACGCAGGAACCGCTTTCGAACCAACAACACGAATCACCTTCTCGCCAGTCATGTACATCTGCATCAACTGGATGACACGCGCACCACATTGAGACAAAGTCGACTCGATGCGTGACAACTTGTCCGCAGCACGCGAATTCATCGCGTCCTGAATCATCGCCGCCTCAGTCGCGGTACGACGTATCTGCGCAGTCGCGCCACGCATGTAATCCGACGTACCGCTGATCCGATCCATGTCCTGCTGGATCAACTCGGACTGGTTGTAGAAATCTGGCGGGGTGCCAATAGATGGCATTGGTGCGACAGCCTTCTGAATATCCATCTGGCCGTTCGTGTCAACAGGCACCATCGTGTTGTCCTCGTCAGACTCCAACGCTTTGATCCCGTCGGTGTCAAACGCTTCCTTGTCGTACAACCACTTGCGAGCAAACCGCTTACGGTGGTTCATCATCTGCGAACGAGTGTTGTTCAACTCGTACTGCAACTCCTCAATAGATTCCAACTCGCCCATCGGGTAGAAATGATCAGGAACCTCATAGTTGCGGATCATCACGAACGGATGGCCGAACGGGAACGGGATCGGCTTCGGAGCGATCAAAAACCCGTCTTCGCATGACTGAGCAAACGTGCTCACTTCGTTACGACGCAAGTCGTAGAACTCCCACACATCAACGTATGCGTACGGTGACGTATCGGGATCATCAACAACGTCGCGGCCATCACGGGCATCCTCTGATGACCATCGGGACACATGCGTACCACCAACCATCTTCCGATGCTTTGCGTCATAACGAGAATCGACACGAACGTCGCCTAACGGGCGACGAATCCGCTGCGCAATCCACTTCATATCTTTCGGGCCGCGAGCATCAGGGTCAACGTAAATGTCAAACGGGCTGATCCGTTCGATGTACGGCCTGTCGTCGTCCTCGATCATCCTTTTCTCGGACTCGACATTGCCCTCAACCGTTTCGTCACGGTCGTCGACGCCGTAGTCGTCGACACCGTGATCATCGGCCCGTGCCTCTTTGATCTCAATAGGCTTCGTCGCCTTGTACCCGACTTTGACCCAGCCGTGGCCCATCACCAGAAAGTCATCTACCGCTAGACGGAACTCGTCCTGATACTTGTAGGTGCGCCACATGTAGTTCAACACCTCTTCGGTGATGATTGCCTGCGCTGCCGCTTCAGGCTTGCGGGCAGAAACCACAAACTTCGGGTTGTTCACCGCGATCGAAGGTGCGATGACATTCTTGGTCGCAAACGCCATGTTGATGATCATGCGGTCTTCACGAGACAACGACTTGTAATGCTTGCCGCGATACAAATCGACCATCCGTTTCCACAAGTCGTCACGGCGTGAATCGTTACGCCAACGGACTGAACGGTTCAGTTCGAGATTCAACCGCTTCAAACGGTCAGAGTTTGACTGACGGGCCATCAGAACGAACTCTCAGGGATCTTTGACAGCCACGCCTGCGACATGCGGGCTGCAAGGTTCCACACGGCTACAACACCTGCAATAGCAGCAGCCTTAAAGAACGAGATATCGACAACTGCCGATGTCAACGGGGCCGCGGTCGCGCCTGCAACAAAAGTTGCGAGCGCACGCTTGAAAGCATCTTGATACGTCATCATTTCTCCTTCGTCAAATGCCACTCGATGTGGTCATCAACACGGTCAGCAACATGATCGACTTTTTTGTCGATCTGTTGCAGTAGTTGGCTGTTGCGGTTGTGGTCACGATTGTTCTCGCGACGCGTCTTTTCAATCAGCGTCACAACAACCCCAGATGGGGCAAGGACAGCAATAACGATCTGGAGCCACGCGGGCATCTCACACCCACCGTGTCCCGACAGGCTCGATCTCAACACCGTTAGCCGCCGCCTGACGTTCCGTATCGCGGATCACCTCGGGAATCGTCTCGTTAGAGAACGATTCACGAGTGTCGCGAACACCACGCCAAGTAAAACCAATCGTCGCCACTTTGCATTTGAAACAAGTGTCGCCAGACGACTGCGATTCCGTGAATTCACAACCGCAGGAACAGAGTTTGATTGATTCAGCCATCAAAGAGATGTCTGAACCGTCCCCTGTCACGAATTGCGTACCGAAAACGACCCAATCGGAGGTTCTTGCTCCTTGGGGGCCTCTTTGAACATGTGTTCCATGAACCAGCCAAACGACCCCGCAGGAGGTTTCGTTTCCACCTGATACTCCTGCAAGAAGACGTACTTCAACCCTTGGTTCGCAATCGCCAACGACATCACACGGTCATCATGCGGCGACCCGTGCATCTTCCC